AACTGTTACTTTTAGTGGTGGCGGTGGTACTGGTCTAGTTCTTGGTACACCAACTATGCAAACTGCTTCGAATGGAACTGCTACTTTAAAATACGCAGGAACGCCAGCTACTGGAACTGTAGTTTTAAAATATGGTTCTGGTTATTCATCATTACCAGCGGTAACAATTACTCCAGTTTCTGCTGGTACTGGCGCAACAGCTTATTTTGTTGGTGTAAAATCAGAAGCAAAACTAACACCATTAATTACTAATGGTCAAATTAAGACTGTTCAAATTGATGATGGTGGTATTGGTTATACATATGCTAACCTTACTGTAAGCGGTGATGGAAGTTCAGCGCAATTGAGCGCAGATCTTTCTCCAGGTGATATTAATACTTTACAAGCAAACACTGAATTGTTAACACCTGATGGTCGTATTATGGCATATCCTGTTATTTCTGGTGGATATGGTTACGGTTCAGATTTTCCAATTACAATTACTGGTGACGGCACTGGCGCAGCGGCAACTGCCCATGTTACAAATGGTAAAGTTTATAAAATTGAAGTTACTAATTATGGTCTTGGATATCGTTGGTGTAAAGTAGCATTTGATCAAGGTTCAGGGGTTGGTGCAGTAGCACGTGGTGTTATGGCTCCATATGGTGGTCATGGTAAAGATCCAATTACTGGTATGTTTGCTAAAACCCTAATGTTCTACAGTAACGTATCTAAAGATACTAATCAAGGATTTACTGTAAATAACGACTTCCGTCAATTGGGTATCATTAAAAATCCACGTCAGTTTGGCGCATATGGTAACTTAGCAAGCACATTGGCTTCTGCTTGTTATGTTGTTACTGGGTTCATTGATACAACTAATTTTACTCAAGATATGCCAGTATATCTTGGTTCTTCAACTGGTCCATTATTTAGAATAGTAGCACTTACAACTACTGGTGCTCTTCTACAATCATTGGATAATGCTATACCTGCAGTTGGTAATGTATTTTTAAATGCTGCAGGAAATACTTTCTCAGCATCTGGTGTAACTGCTCCAACAGCAGATAAATATTCTGGACATATGCTGTTTATAGATAATAAAATTGCGTTTACGCCAACTGCCGATCAGAACGTAACATTGAGAACTGTTATACATTTCTAACATAAATAAACAAATAACTTAAAGAGTAAAAGAATGCTAGATTTCAATACCGAACCGTATAACGACGACTACGACGAAACCAAAAAGTTTTACCGTATTCTTTATCGCCCTTCCTTTGCGGTTCAGGCTCGCGAATTAACTCAAATGCAGAGCATTCTGCAGAATCAAATTAAGCGTCATGGTGATGCGATTTTCAAACAGGGTGCTATGGTTATCCCTGGACAAGCATCTATTCAAACTGCTTCTCAACCTGGATCTGGCGCAGACTTTGTAAAATTAACATCATTATACAATGGTGTTGCTGTTGAAACTTTTCTTTCTTCTTTAAATGGAACAACATTAGTTGGCCAAACTTCTGGTGTTAAAGCTACTGTTACTTTATGTCAAAGCGCAGAAGGCAATGACCCAACAACACTATATCTAACATATATTGTTTCTGGTACAAATACAACAACAAAAACTTTTTCTATCAATGAGGTATTAACTACTACAGATGGTGTATATTCTGTTCAAGTTGGTGGTACTGGATCCGTTGGCAAAGGTTCTCTTGCAACTGTTCAACAAGGTGTTTATTATATCAATGGTCATTTCTGCTTAGTTGATACTCAAACTATTGTACTTGACAAATATACAACTACTCCAACATACCGTATTGGTCTTAGTGTTTCTGAAGAAATCATTACTCCAGAAGAAGATGAAACTCTTTTAGATAATGCTCAGAACTCATATAACTATGCTGCTCCTGGAGCGCATCGTTATTACATCGATTTAACATTGGTTAAAATTGCAGTTGACGCAATCACTGATTCAAATTTTGTTGAATTAATTCGTGTTACTGATGGTTATGTAAAAACTGTTGTTGATAAAACTCAATATTCTTTACTTGCTGATGAAATGGCAAGACGCACATATGATGAGTCTGGCGATTATACAGTTCGTGGTTTTGATATTGATATCCGCGAACATCGTAATAATAATCGTGGAACATGGGCAGCTAATACTGCATATTTAATCGGGGATATTGTTTCTTATAATGGTATTACATATACAGCATTAAACTCTGCCACCTCAGTAACAACACCACCAACACATACTTCTAGTTCAGCGTATGATGGTCCAGGTGCTACTGGTGTCAACTGGAACTACGATACTGCTCCAGTTTATAATCGTGGAATTTACTTGAATGGTAATGAATCGCAAGTTGCTGTTGGTATTGAAGCAGGTAAAGCATACGTCCATGGATACGAAATCGAAAAAACTGCAGTAACTTATATCCCAGTTGATAAAGCAAGAACATATGTTCAGGCTACTGCTTCAGTTATTGATACTACAGTTGGTAATTATGTATTAGTTACTAACGTAAATAATGCACCACCTTTAGAGTCATTTGGACAAGTTACTCTTTATAACTCTATTACTGGTTCTTCATATCGTGGAAGCCCACAGGGAACTATTGTTGGTTATGCTCGCGCAAGATTTATGGAATGGCATACTGGTTTGCCATATGGGTATTCTGCTATTTACAAACTTGGATTATTTGACGTTCAAATGAATCCAGGATATGCGTTCAATACTGATGTTAAAGGTATTGCTTATACTGCCCCATCTGATTCAAATTTAAATTTTACTGCTGATATTAGTCCAGTAGTTACTCAATTAATTGGTTCTATAACTGCTTCTTCTACAACAGTAACTGGCACTGGTACATCTTTCTTAACAGATTTAAAAGTCAATGACCTAGTTCTTATTGGCGGTTCTGGTGGTTCTTATCGTAAAGTAACTGCAGTTTCTGCACAGGGAACTATCACTATTGATTCTTCAATTACAGTTACTGGCGCAACTATTTCTAAGTGTACTACTCAACTTCTTGAACCACAAAATCAATCATTAATTTTCCAATTACCTTATAGTGCTGTTCGTTCTATGAGAACTGCTGGTACTAGCGGAACTAATAATACAACGTATTACTGCCAACAGAAATTTACTCAAACTGCTACTGGAACTTCAGTAACAGTTACTACATCAGGAACTTTTGCTCCAGTATCAGAAGCAACTAATTTTATTTGTATTGATAATGACGCAACTGCTGGCGGTGCAATATTTACACCATCTAGTATCAATATTAGTGGTAGTAGCGCAACTATTAATGGATGTCCAGGAACTGGACGTTCTATTACTGTTATTGCAACAGTAATTCGTAATGGTTCTGGTTTCGAGAAAACTAAAACTCTAACAAATACTTCTGAAGTGTTTAATACTCAAACTGCTGCTCAAGCAAGTGTTATTTACTTAGATAAAGCCGACTTGTTTAAAGTTGTTAGTATTATGATGGCTCCAGGTGCTGCATGGGGTTCTACTCCAGCATCCAGTGCATATACTGTTGATATTTCTGATAGATTTACTGTTGACTCTGGTCAAAGATCTACTCACTATGACTGGGCATCTTTAACATTAAATCCATCTTTTGCTGCTCCAACTGCCCCATTTAAAATTACATATCAATATTTTGAACATGGTGCTGGTGATTACTTTGATGTCAACTCATATAGCAGTATTGATTATAAACAAATTCCAACTCTATTGAGAGATGCAATAGATTTCCGTCCACGTGTTGCAAATAAATCAGTTGGAGCCAAAAACTTTATTGGTACTGGTGGTATTGTTTCAGGAGTACCAAAACGTGGTCAAGCAGCTGTTGCTGATTATAGTTACTACCTACCAAGAAAAGATAAAATTGCAATAGATATTAATGGTAACATTTTTGATGTTACTGGTGTTTCTGCTCTTAAACCTGGATATCCTATTGATCCAGCATTAGGCATGGTTCTTTATACTATTGATCTATCTGCTTATACATTCAGTGCGGATGCTAATAATATTCTATCAAGAAAAGTTGATAATAAACGCTATACTATGCGTGATATCGGTAAACTTGAATCAAGAATTAACAATTTAGAATACTATACTTCACTATCTTTATTAGAGCAAGAAACCCAAGCACTTAAGATTACAGACTCTAGCGGTCTTGATCGTATGAAGAATGGATTTGTTGTTGATAATTTTAGTGGTAGCAAGTTAGCAAATAGCAAATCATTAGATTATATGTGTGCAATTGATATGGAAAATAATCAATTGCGTCCATTCTATTCTATGTATAATGTAAATCTGTTAGAGAAATATTCAAATAACTCTGCTCGAACAGCAGCAAACTATCAGCTAACAGGAGATGTAATTACATTACCGTATACAACTACTCCATTAGTTACACAACAATATGCTTCACGTTTAGAGAATATCAACCCATTTGCTATCTTTACATTCCTTGGTGATGTTCAGTTAAATCCACCATCTGACGATTGGTTTGAAGTAAATCGTTTACCAGATATTATTCAACAAGTTGAAGGTAATTATAGTACTATTCTAAATCTTGCCCAAAAAGCAGGTTCACTTGGTACTGTTTGGAATTCTTGGCAAACTGAATGGACTGGTGTAACAGTTGCTGGACCTATTGTTGTTTCTGGCTCAGCAGCTGGCTATGCAAATGCTGCAAGTAATGGTAACTTCAGTTTAAATGGTGGCTGGGGCAGATACGCTGGTAGCTACTCTGTTGATCAGGTTATTTCTACTCAAGTTGGTCAATCTAGAACTGGTATAAGCACTACTGTTGCTTTAAAAACAGATTATGAAACAGTTTCAGATACAACAGTTTCTACTGCAGTTATTCCTTACATCCGCTCAAGAAATGTTTTAGTTCAATCTAAAAAATTAAAACCACTAACTAGATTTTACCCATATTTTGATGGTGTAGATATTTCTGCTTATTGTACTCCTGCAGTTAAAATGGTATATACTCCAGTATCAGGAACATTTGATTATAAAACAAACGTAGGTGGTCAGGCATCTGAATTAAAACGAAGAATTGCTGGCGATTCTCAGATGTGTTTAAATGCTGGTGATGTTATTACCAATGCCGATGCTTCAGCTTCTGCTGTTGTTGTTAATGTATATCTAGATGTTAATGGTGCATATTCTTTAAGTCTTGTGAACATAAAAGGTACTTTTGCTACTGGAAATACTATTTCTGGATCTATTAGTGGTGCGCAAGGAACTGTAGTTTCAACAACCACTCCAACCACTTTAGTTACAACTGGTGGTGGTGATGTTGAGTTCTTATTTAATATTCCACAATCAGAATCAGTTCGTTTTAGAACTGGTAAGAGAGAATTTAAATTAGCTGATGCTGCTACTTATGCAGGCGATTATACTTCTCGTGGTATTGCAACATATGAAGCAACTGGTACTTTAAATAATACTCAAGCAACAATTAAGGCTGTTAGAAATGGTCAAATTGTTCAAGAACAAATTAGTCAAAACCAAACTGTTTGGCAAGATTCAAACAAACATATTGGTGGTGGAGGTGTTTGGTATGATCCATTAGCGCAATCATTCTTAGTTCAGAAAAAAGGTGGTGCGTTCTTAACTTCTATTGATGTGTATTTTGGTACTAAAGATAGTAGTGTACCAGTTACATTACAAATACGTGAAATGGTAAATGGAACTCCAGGTAAGAATATTCTACCATTTAGCGTTGTAACACTACGCCCAGAACAAGTTAATCTTTCTGCTAACTATGTAACTATGCCAGATGGAACTTCTAAACATAGTTATGATACGCCAACTACATTTACTTTTGATAGCCCAGTATATGTTC